TTCTCTGCGGCCACAACGGTTGCAGATTGGTGTAATGTGATACCTCAAACATCTGAGCCTCATTAGTTATATCAAATATGATAGCATTTTTTCTCCTATGTACACACCAAGACCATTTATACCTATGAAGAACCATAAGTACTAGGTCGGGTTAGAAAGCAGTTAGGGCTTCAATACTAATATCTTCTCAATTGCAACTTTGCCCTTGCGGGCCTTCATAGGTGCTAGGTTGTCATGGTGGGACATTGCCTAGGCTTCAATTTTGCCTAACCTTGGAGTCCTTGTAAACTCGCCGGTAACTCTCTGATCTGAATGGACTTGGACTCGATACCACAGCCCCGTTTAACGGATTTATACAAATATTCATCAGATATGGGCGACTTTTCGACCATTCGCCCACGTTATTATATCCATTTTTACGGATTTTTCACAATGCTTTTTGGAGATTTTCACGTTTCTGTGTATTATATAATGTACCAAAAAAGGAGAACCCCATGAATAAACGCTGCGGCAAGAAAAAGTGTGATGCCAAAATTGAAACTGAAATGAGCTGCAAAGCTACAGCCTCTGTTGAAGCAGAGGTGCAAAAGGAACTAGAGGAAACTAAGGACAAACCAATAGAGGACTTACTTAATGAAGAAGATTCGCAATAAAACTATTTGCGTTAGTCCGGGGATATGTAAAGACGGCAAAATAGAGCTGCTAGACATAGAGTTTCTAAAGGAAGCTGGCAGTAGATTCGCCGGATACATACCAGAAGAGGAAAGTATCAGAAAAACTTTCTCTGATGATGTTCATTTTTTCTACACGATAGAAAATTTTGACGGAAAAGGTCAGGAAACCAGAACTCTCGTTCAAGCTGAGAGGGGTCTTGGGCGCGTAGTCAAGCAGAAAAAGAGGTTTTTCCTAGAAAGAGTAACTCTAATAGAGTCACACGACCAGACCTCAGACACACCAGTAGACGAAGATGGCTTCTTTGTCTTTCCAGAGGACGAATATCTCGTTGTAAACTCCTTTATACCTCTTCACTACGCACAAACACTTATATTTGAAAACTCTGTTATATGCAGCAGTGAGAGTTTCACTCCATACCCCGTCCAAATACAAGAAAACTCTGTACTTGGAAGAACTGATGGGGATGTTGAGTCTATAAGTTCAGAAGAACTCGCCCTTATACTCACTACAGATTTTGCTGTAGACTCTTTACAGTCAAACTCTCGCCCTCTTTTGCTTGGATCAGACCATGTTGAGGTAACAAACCCAAAAACAAAGCTAGTTTCCAGTCATCTTGTGGTAAAACCAAGAGATGGAAGGCCCAGAAACAGACAAGCCGGTACTATTGTATTCAATTCCAAGAAAAATTGCTTAGAATTCTTTGACGGGGTCGATTGGAAAAAGATTGAGACGGAGAAATAACCATGAATGTACCAAAAGGAATGACAGAAGATGAGGTTTTGGACACAATTACTACTGTGTGCAACAGAATTGCCCCCAGATATACTTTTTATGGCTATACCGTCGATGACATAAAGCAAGAATCCTTCATTATTTGCATGGAAGCCCTCAATAGATACGAAGAAGGTCGCCCTCTGGAGAACTTCCTTAGTGTTAATCTCTCAAATCGACTCAAAAACTTTGTAAGAGACAATCATTTCACGTCTAATTCCGACGAAGACCGAGTGAAAGTACTAAAACCTGCCCAACTGGACTATGAAGACTACCTAGTTGACCAAGACTACAAGTATTCTATCTCATATGAAGAAATAGAAACAAGAAATATGTCTGATATTATTAATAAATACCTTCCTGCACAGTATCGAATGGACTATTTGAAGATTTTGAACGATATTTATGTAACAAAACAAAGAAAAGAAGAAATAATCTTTCTTGTAAATGAAATATTGGAGGAACATGGTTACCATGAAGAAGGGTAGGATCTCCAAAGAAGAAGAAAATCTGATAAAAGACAACATCCATCTTGGTTTAGACCGAATAGCAACCGAACTAGACCGAGATCCTGACTCTGTGCTCGGTTTTATCAAGAAAAAAGTAGCTCAAGGTGTGTTCGACACCCCATTATGGCTAAGTGATGAGTTTTCTAGTGAAGAACAAGCACATTTTGACTTACAATTTCGCCCTTATTGGTCTGAGTTACAACAACAGTTCACAGAAGAAGAATTAAAACTATTTACATACCATTGGTCACGCATTATCTCACAATTCAAAGATGATGTTATACCTACAGAAGAATTACAAGTAGTTGACTTAATTAAACTAGAACTACTTATGAACCGTTGTCTCAAACACAATAAAGATAACATAGAACAAATCGCCGCCCTAGAAGCCCTCATAGGCGAGGAGAGACAAAGAGATCCAGATCAGCAAGACAGAGACGTGTTATTCAACATGGAGCGTCAGGCAGCATCTCTGAAAGCCTCTCAAGAATCACTCAACAAAGACTATAGAGAACTACAGACCAAGAAAAACTCGATGCTCAAGGAAATGAAGGCGACTCGTGAGCAACGTGTGAAAAGAATTGAGGACAGCAAAACAAGTTTTTCCGGATGGATGGCTTATTTGGTTTCCAACCCTGATATAACCAAAGGTTACGGACTTGAACTAGAGAAAATGCGTATGGCTATGGAGAAAGAGAAAGAAAGACTATCACACTTTCACAAATACCAAGATGAACAAGTAGACCAACCATTCTTAACTCCAGATACTGTCAAGGACTAATATGAATATAGGTATTGTTGTTATTGCTACAAACGCTTATTTCGCCCTAGGAATTAAGTTCATAAAGAGATTTCATCATTTCTACGAAGGTAATGACAATATACGTTTCTATTTTTACTCCGATACAGATCCTAAAGACTACACACCTGATAACCTTGATATAAAATATATACATACAGAACATGATCATTGGGTACATGCTACTAATTCTAAATTTACTAATATATTATCTCTTAAGGACGAAGAATCTGATTACATCTTTTACTTCGACGCAGATACAAGTGTTAACAAACCTTTTGACTGCGACTGGTTTTTAGGAGAACTCGTAGGGGGCGAGCATTATGGCAATAGGGCTTGGATGAAGGACAACAAGCCTTTTGACAGAAACAAAGCTTCTAAGGCGTATATCCCAGAAAACACAAGCCTCGATCAAATGTACTACTACGGAGCGTTCTTTGGGGGCGAAAAGAATAAGCTTTTAGATTTGTGTGCTGTCTTGCAGGAATGGCAACAGGAAGATAAAAAAATACCATACGAGCCTTGCTGGAACGATGAGAGCTACCTTAACAAGTATTTCCATTACCATCCGCCTAAAGCCATACTAAATGAAGACTTCCCGTTCCATGTCAGCGACAAATCGGGGATACAGAATACAAGAGATACAAAACTCGACATACAGGAAATTAAACAACAACTTAAGATGGCGAAGGACAAACTGATTGATATCAGGAATGGAAGTGTCATCACGTAACATTTTAAAACAGGAAACAAAATGAAAGCGATTATCTTTGGAATAACAGGACAAGACGGTAGCCACTTAGCGGATCTTCTACTGGAAAAACAGTATCAGGTCGTTGGTGTATGCAGAAGATCAAGCGTTGACAACACTGAAAGAATCAAGCATATTCTTGACAACGATAAGCTTCAATTGGTCGAATGCGATATTACAGATGCTCATTCAGTACATAAAATTCTTAAAGAACACGCCGACGTAGATGAAATCTATAATCTAGCTGCCCAAAGCCATGTAGCCGTATCTTTTAAACAGCCAGCTCTTACTTGGGATATTACCGGCAAGGGATGTCTGAACATTCTTGAGGCTATTGTTGGCAACGGACTCTTAAATGTAAGATTTTATCAAGCAAGTTCTAGCGAAATGTTTGGGAAGAACTACGACGAAAAGTGGACAACAATCTATCGTGCTTTTGGAAACGAACATGACTCTATTTGCGAAAAGTATCAGAACGAAGACACTAAGTTTATGCCTCAAAGTCCATATGCTATTGCTAAATGTGCCGCGCACTACATGACCCGATTATTTCGTGAAGGATATGGGCTACACGCTAGCTCTGGTATTTTATTCAACCATGAGGGTCCGCGTAGAGGCGAATCATTTGTCACCCGTAAGATTACAAAATGGATTGGAGAGTTTATAAATTTTAGCGAAGGTAGAAAGTTGGGAGAATTAATCCCAGACGACGACTTCATTATAAACAAATCCAACTCATTTAAGTTCCCAAAGCTACGTCTAGGTAACTTAGAAGCATTCCGAGATTGGGGGTATGCAGGAGATTATGTGGAAGCCATGTGGATGATGTTACAACAGGACGCCCCTGATGATTACGTCATTTGCACAGGTGAAACTCATACGATTCGAGAGTTCCTAGACGTAGCATTTTCACATATAGGTATCAGTGATTGGTCAAGTTATGTAGTACAAGATCCAGAATTTTATAGACCAGCAGAAGTAGACTATCTACGTGGAGACAGAACTAAAGCAAATGAAAAACTAGGATGGAAACCCAAACACTCGTTTGAGGATTTAGTTAGAATGATGGTAGATAGTGATGTTTCATGAAAATTTTTAAGGTAACACTAGATATGGCATTGGTTATGTCTAGATTAAAACATATAGACCTACGGGAATTCAATAGTGAAAACCCAACGATCTTTGTAGATGGGAAAGATCCAGATGAGGCTTGCTACAAAGCTATGCACAAATTAGCCCAGACGATAATAAAACAGGACAAAAACACCGTTAAAATAATGACGGAACTTTTTAATGATATACGCATAAAAAAGGTTTGGACACCAAAATGAGAAGAAACTACGACGATCCAGTATACGCAGAATGGAGAAAGAGAGTATTAGCGAGAGACAAATACTGTTGCCAAATGCCAAACTGCAAAAGAAAGAAAAGCCTACAAGTACACCACATTAGAAAGTGGTCCTCCTCCTCTACACTTAGATTTGAAATAGACAATGGGATTACCCTTTGTTATGGTTGCCATAAAGAGGTTACTAACAACGAAACTTTTTATGAGTCTTTATTCCATCAAATAGTGAGAGAGAAGAATGTCTAAAATACAACCATTTAAGATAATAAAAGATACCAGAGAACAAGAGGGATATACTTTTGAACCTAGCAGCTCCAGATACCATAAATGTGAAGGGATGGTAGTCCGAAAACTAGACACAGGAGATTATAGCTTAGAAGGTTTAGAAGATAAAGTATGTATAGAAAGAAAAGCGAGTGTTGTTGAGTTTGCAAACAATGTAGGGCACGACGCTGTCAGGTTTGCAAAAGAAATAGAAAGAATGAAGAAGTTTCCTCATAAGTTTATTATATTAGAATTCTCGTTATCTGATCTTATGAACTTTCCAGAGGGGTCTAATATACCCGAAGACGACTGGGGAAAACTAAAAGTAACAAATAAATTTATGTTACGCAAAATAATGGAATACCAAATGTACGAGGATATTCACGTCATGTTCTGTGACTCCAAGAAAAATGCTAAATGGACTGTACTGAGTATTTTAAAGAGGGTCAACGAACTTTATGAACTGGGAGATTAAAATGCAATTAAGTGTTGATACGATTTCTGATGTACACAGCTACGGCCTAGATGTTAAAAACAGAGAAATATATTTACACAGCTACGTTTGTAATTCAGAAGAAGATCCGGGCGTAGAATATAGAATGGCCTCAACATTCTATAAAAACATAAGATTGCTAGATACAATAAATCATGAGCCAATTATTATTCACATGTTAAGCATTGGTGGCGAATGGGATGCTGGCATGGCTATCTATGATGTTATAAATATGTGTCAATCATACGTTACCATCATAACTTATGGACAAGCGTCTTCTATGAGTAGTATTATACTTCAGGCTGCTGATAAGCGTATTATGACGCCAAATGCACACTTCATGCTTCATTATGGATCTGTAGATTGCGGAGGTGATCATTTAAGCGCACATAACTATGCAAAAGTAGACAAAAAGAACACAGAAACAATGATAGGCATTTACTCTGAGGGTTGCCTTAATAGTAAATACTTCAAGGAGCATTACTCTGACTTAACAGACGATAAAGTTAGAAACTATTTGAAGAGAAAACTAAAAGATGGTGATTGGTACTTAGACGCAAACGAATCTGTATACTATGGCTTTGCAGACTGTGTACTAGGAACAAGGAACTGCAAAACAATAGAAGGTCTAAAATGAAGCTAAAAGAAATAAACGAAGCATGGCTAAATTTAGATGGTATTGTAGAATCAGAATTTGTAAACCCCTTTGATTTAGTAAACTTTAACGAAGACGACGTTCAATACAGAATACTCTGGCTTATGACAAGACCGGAGTATTTTTCTTTTTTATGCAAGCATATATTCAATATCAACATTCTGCCATCCCAAGCTCTATTTCTGTGTGAAATGTGGAACAGAAGATTTCCGATGTTAATAGCTAGCCGTGGGTTCGGCAAATCTTTTATGCTTTCGCTTTACTCTATGATCAGAGCTTTGATACTACCAGAGAGAAAAGTTGTAATCGTAGGCGCTGCATTTAGACAATCAAAAGTCCTATTTGAGTATATGGAAACGATTTGGAACAACGCCCCAATTTTAAGGAGTATGTGCGATGCGAATTCTGGACCACGCCGAGATGTGGACCGTTGCGTTATGCGGATTAATAAATCTCGCGTTACTTGCCTACCTTTGGGGGACGGACAGAAAATCAGGGGTCAAAGAGCTA